TTTCCAGGCACCAGGATCCTCGTAGTGCTCGCCGTTCTTGGCGAGGTAATGAGCTAGTCCGATAAAACCTACCCCAAGTGACCGACGTGCTCTGGTGGCGATTTCTGCTGCTCTGACGGGGTATCCCTGAAAATCAATAAGTTCATCAAGACCCCTAACAGCAAGATCGCAAAGAACTTGAAGATCCTCAAGATCCCTAATTTTCCCAACATTAATAGCAGAAAGGATGCAAAGAGCAATTTCCCCATCAGTATCATCAATGTGTTGGAGTGGTTTAGTAGGCAGAGTGATTTCTTGACAAAGATTGCTCATCTCAACTTTATCCACAAAAGAAGAGTGAGAATTGCAATGGTCAATGTTCATAATGTACAAACGACCAGTTTCTGCCCTCTCTTTTAGGAGTGAAAGAAAGAGTTCTTGACCGCCGATAGTTTTTCTTGGAATAGACTCATCTCGTTCATAAGCATTGTATAACTCATCAAATCCATCAAGACCAAAAGCATCATACAAACCAGGAACATCGTGTGGAGAGAAGAGTGAGATATCTTCGTTGCGGATGAATCGTTCATAGAAGAGTTTAGAGATTTGGATACTATAGTCTAACTTACGAACACGATTATCTTCGGTTCCTTTATTATTTTTCAATACTAGGATATCTTGGATTTCTTGGTGCCAGATTGGGAAGTGGACCGTCGCGCTTCCTCCTCGTATACCATTTTGCGTGCAGCAACGGACAGTTGCTTCAAACTTTTTGAGAAACGGTATAACGCCAGTGTGCTGGACTTCGCCACCTCTAATCCTACTGTTGATACCACGGATTCGACCTGCGTTGATACCGATACCCGCCCTTTGTGCAACATATCTGCCAATAGCCATATCGCTAGTAAAGATACTATCGAGGGTGTCATCAACATCAACAAGGACACAGCTAGCATATTGTCTAAGCGGTGTTCGCACTCCTGCCATGATGGGGGTTGGAATGTTGATCTTGTGCTTTGAGATTGCATCGTAGTACTTCCTAACGTAGTCTAAACGTGTTTCCTTAGGATACTTGGAAAAAATAGTTGCCGCAATCAAAAGGTACATAAACTGTGGCGTCTCATATAAGGCACCAGTGCTTCTATCCTGCACGAGGTACTTATCAACGACCTGACGTAAACCCGCATAAGTGAACAGATAGTCACGACTATGATCAATATACGACTGAAGTTTATCAAACTCTTCTTCAGTATAAAGATTAATAATTTCTGGGTCATAAACGCCTTTTTCAATACAACGCCCAACATGCTCCCTCAGTGAAGGAAACTCGTGCATACGCCCATAAAGTTGCTTACGGGTAGCAAACAGCAGCAGACGAGCAGCAACAAACTGATAGTTGGGGTGGTCCAGGTCAATCAGGTCAGAAGCAGAACGAATCAAAATCTCTTGGATCTCTGCTGTTGTAATGCCATCATAAAACTGAATACCAGACTGCATCTCAACCTGTGATGCAGATACATTTGCGAGGTCTTTACATGCCTCTTCCACCATTACATGAAGTTTATTCAGGTCAAGTGGTTCGGTCTTGCCGTTTCTTTTAATAACTTTGGTGCCGTTGCTCATATTTTCTTCCAGTTGTTAAACTTAATTTTTGCTTCTAAACCTGAGTATGTATTTGATTTTAACACATCCATAATGTTAAGTCCAGTGAGCACCATGTCATTAATGTCCTTTTGCTCAATGGATGTTGGCCAAATAATCACCTTGTCGCCTCTGTTGATGGTTTTTGATATTCGGTTGACGATTTCTCTATTGCGAGGTTCGTTATCAAAAACGTAAATATAATCGCTCCAACCAAACGACCTAATATCAATGTCGGACCCACACATAGCAACAGAATTTTGTGCAAACGTGGAGTCGAAGGGTCCCTCAACAATGTAAATGGGTTTCGAAGAATCCACTTGGTCGAGTCCATAAATCTTTGGAGCATCATCATCAAGCATCACGGTAATATATTTAACAGGGTTAGGACCGAGTGCTCTTCCCTGAAAACCAATCAAGTTACTTTCAGTATCATACATTGGTATAATAATGCGACTCTCATCCCTACCGATAGTGTCAAAAGTCTGCTTTTGAGTATTAGTCCACTCCTTGAATTTGTGAGCAAAATAAAACTTTTCTGGGTTAAGTTTTCTTTTCTCCAAGTATTCTTTGGCAACTGGAACCTCTGACGCTTTTGGTAAATCCAAAGATTTTTTGAATACTGGTTTCTTAAATTCAAACTTTGGTTCTTCTACTACGAAGTTCTTTCCAGTATGTCCTTCCTTAAACTTTTCCAATGTGTATTGCTTATGGAGAGTTGAATCTAACTCTTTTAGAAAGTTGTTAAAGGACAAACTAGCACCACAGTTATGGCACTTGAAGTTGGTGTTGTTATTCACGGAGTAAATATACCCTCGTGCCTTGTTTTTATTGCGTTGGGAATCCCCACAGATAGGGCAGCGGAAATTGTAGAGATCCGACTTGACCCTCTTAAATTTTTGTAGGCGTGATGAAACTAATCCAATATACTTGGAATCAACCAAATCCATTATGAAGGAGTTATTACTTCGTGCGTTCTATTATAGCAGGTTGTGGAGATGATGTCAAAAGATTAGCAAATATGACTGGTGCTTTTAGAATTGTTACGGCAGCAAGAGCAATGCCAATTGTTATCCATCTAAACCTAGAAAGGTCATTGACTCTTGCTTCAACAGTATCAATTTTTTCTTCTACTTTTTCAATTAACTTCATAATAGCAAGATCGTTCTCATCACTCTTGTCCAATCTACTCTCATGGCGTTCTAAGATAATAGCAACACGATTACTATTATCACTAATCGTTGCTACTGCTCGTTCAAGTTTGTCGAGCATCTCTTTTGATAGGTCTTCATAAATGCTAAGTTTAGATTCAAGGACCTCTAACTTACCAAGACCGAAAGCCATTTTACTTCATCCAGCGTTTTCTAGCACCAGGAAACTTACCTCTTCCAATAATAGTTGGAAGTTCATTATATTTCTTCTTCTTTTTATAAACTGGCGGATCATCACCTGCTTCTCTGGTGCCAGCAATATGCCCCGCACCAACATTCATTGTTGGTTCTTCTTTGAGAACTCTTAGTATAGAAATGATCCTATCAATATCCATTAGATTGACCTTAGTTCTATTAAACAATAATTGTCTTCACTAATATCATGTATATCAGACTTTGGATATTCTGGCACCCTATTTAAAAAGACCAGAAAACTTTTAATTGCTGGCCAAAGATCTCTTTCAAGGTTATAAAACAACAGAGGAACTGCTGCATCATCAAAAACATTAAACAAAACTGTTAAATGATTTAGAATAAGATGTGTTTTCAGTTCCCCTGTATTTTTATATCTCTTCAACAATCGTTTGATATATTTTATCCTCTTTAGATCATCCTCAAAATCTTCCCTAGTAACTGACTGGGGATTGTCGTAGAATTTTATAGCAAAGAGCAAATAATTGCTCTCATTCAATTCGTCAAATCTCATACATCAATTATGGTTTGTATACAAAGGTTCCAAACGAATCGTCGCTAGCATCACCATCAACACCAGCAGAAGTAGCACCAGTGCTAATTCCACTCATTGCAACCAGAACTTCCGACTTAACGCGAAGGGTTCCGTGCATATCGTTATATGTAGTAACTCCAACCCAACCAGCGTGTGCTACTGCATAGTTTGTAGTTGCTGCCACGCCAACTTCATATGGATCAATACCAAATACGGCAGAGAATTTATTTGATTTTACGTCTGGAGCAGTATATTGCCCATCTTCAAGGGTATACTTTGGTTTTTGAGAGATGGTATAAGCTACACCAGCAATCGCAGCGCCACCATTTGGTCTAATAAACTGAGTTGAACCGATTGAGAGAAAAGTATTTGATGTAATACCAGAAATAACTGCTTGTCCGTATGTCTTACCAACACCAATCGAAATTACATCACCAACAGCAGCGTTGGTAAAGGTTGTGCCAGAACCAGTAATGGTTTCATTAGCAAGATTTACAGTGATCGTGCCAGTTGCAAATACAGCGTCTGCTGTGCCCCAAAGAGCCATGTGTCCTTACCCTATAATTTTCTTATATTGATATTTATAAAAAAAGGAGACCTTTACTTTTTAGTCTCCTTGCGTAAAACTACTCTTAAGAAGTGAGTAATAAGGTCAAGTAACCCATTCTCCTCAAATTTTTTTGTTTTTGCTAACCACTCTGATGCAGTTAACAGTAAACCAAGAACAATAGTTACTCCCCAATTAGTTACAAAGCAGGTAATCATCCTTCAGATTGTGGTTTAAAGAGAAGTTCCTTAACAGTAGCAAGAACCATATCATCAATGCTATTGTCGGTCGATTTTACATACTTGGTCAAAAGATCAATAATAAGATTTTTAACAGCTGGGTGTGTTGCAATTTGGAGAAGGAGTGGTTTTACCACTGCTACTACTGCTCCCATGATGTCCTCCGTGTGAGAGTATCCTGTCTTATTTAGAATCAGTCAAACCTTGAACTCATATTGTCTTGTGATCTTTGTGCCGCTGCTTTTGATATTGCTGCTTTTCTTTTCTTCGCTTCAAGTCTATCAGCAGTTGTTTCTCCTTTAGGGGTAGGTGCCCCTGGTTCCTTTTTTACACCTCTTTCTTTCTCATGTTGAGCAACAGTTTTGCCACTACGGGTCATAAGACCTTTCTTAACCTCTGGCATCTTTCTAATCATTTCTGTAGCACGATTTCTCGCAGGTCTTGGTTGACCTTTACGCTCTCTCGTTCTTTCATCAATTACCTCACCCTCTGCTTCAAAGGAGTTATACAGAGCAGGATTTCTCTTCTGCCCATCAGCATGTCTAACCAGTCTTGCTAGTTTTTTAAGATCTCTCTGTCTGTTCTTGTTATCTTTGAAAGCATATGCTGCTTTCTTATCATCCTTAGGAGCAGGTTCTGTAGCAATCTTCCCATATTCTGCTCTATCAACTGCTTCAACTAGTTCACCTTCTTCTTCATAAGAACTATTGATACCACCAACTCTATCAATTGCTTTACCTAGTTTACTCTTTATTCTATCTCCCAATGAAGGTTTTGCTGCGGGTTGTGGTTTGGTCTTTCCTTGTATTCTATTAGAATAATCTGAGTAAGATTCCCCAGGACGTAGTTTCTTGGGGTCCTCCTTTGGTTGTTGAGAAGCTGCTTGATCTTCACGTGCACGAAGTTTATTTCCAGCACCACTAATTCTTTTATCTTGTTCTGGATCTGGATGCCAATAGTCACCTGCTTCTGAAAAAGTGGAAAGTTTTTCAGAAATAATAGTGGAGAGTTTAGAATTCAAAGACTCAGAAGAATTATGCACATCCATTCTTATTACCTCTCTTAGTAGGATATTTGCCTTGCTGCTCCATCACTTCTCTCCAAGAATAGGTACGAACTTCCATTCCACCCTCTTCTAGGGAATTGCCGATCATTTCATAACCCGCATTGAGTTTCTTTCTCTCATTAGGAGTTAGAGTTGCAGAACCTCTCTGTGCTCCTCTTGCTGTTTGCAGATCTCTTACTTTAGGGTCATCAGACTTATGACCATATCCATGAAGACCAGGATTCGATGAAGTGGTCTGACGATGATCACCCATTTGCTTACGAGCAAGATTCTGACGTGCCTTAGGATCTACTCCTCTTTGACCATAGGTTTGCTTATCTGCTAGTGCCTTTGCTCTATCGGCAGCTGCACCACCCTGAGTACTAGAAGCAATTTTGTTACGAATTGCAGTCTCATCATGACCACGTTTTGCCATTGCGGTTGCTTCCATTACAATATCATATAGTTTATCAATTTCTTCTTCAGTTAATTCATCCATAACCTCAAAGAACTCATCTTCAGTTGTGATTAGTCCTTCTTCTTCTAACCAGTTGGCAACTTTTTCTACATCCTCATAGAATGCCTGTTCATCTAGAGCTTCTTGATCCACAATATAATACCCGTTCTCTTCAAAAATAACTTCATACCCATCTTCAACTGCTTCCAAAATTTCAAATACCTGGTCATCTGTGTATCCCTCTTTAATTAATTCCAATATGATATCTTCATACTCAGCATAAGCTTCATCAACACAATTTGGAACTTCACGTCCATTCTTCATTTTAGTTCCTTTGGCAACCTTACCAGGCCAACACTTGCTTGCACCCACATTCTTACGTGCTTGTGCAAGACCTTCTCCAATTTCCATTTCAGTTTCCTCTGTCGTTGTTAATGGGGTGTCGTAAGAGTTATGTAGAGGTGATTGTCCAATTGTTTCAAATCTCTTTCTCTCATCATCACGAGCAATTGCACTTACAAGTTTTTTCATTCTATTCATAGCAGCATCTCTCTTTGGTGCATTTGCTCTGGTATTGGGAGTTGAAACTACTTCACGACCAAGGTTGCCTGCCTTACGTTGCATTTCACCTTTGTTTCTTGTCTTTAGTGGTACTTCTCCTTCATCAAGTTCCTCACCTTCTGGTTCGTAAGAGTTTTTGAGATCTGATTTTGGTTTTGGTTTTGGTTTACTACCACCCATTTGCTGCCTCATAAACTCAGCAAAAGCAGGTGAATTGATACCAGTGTGTGGATCATTTATTCCACTTCTTGCTGCACGACCTGCTCTTGCTTCTCGGCTTCTTTCATATCTCTCAGGGTCACGCATTGCAGCTCTATTTTCAGAGAAGTTAGAGAATGTCATCATTTCTCCCATGGCAGCCTGCTTACGTTGCTTCCTAGGATTCCTAGTCCTGTCTGCGGAGTATGTATTCTCATCACGATCATCATCAGGATCTACAGCAGCACGGTGTCTTGCTGCTCTATCATCATCGGACATATCTGCACGTCTTCTCTTTGCTTCATCGGGAGAATACTTTCTACCAGTATTGTGCCATTCGTGACCTACAAGACTTCTCCTCTCAGAATCAGTAGAAGCAGCTTTACGCTCATTCTTTGCACGATTTGCTTTGAAGGTCTTCATATCAAGTCCTTCCTGGACTGCTGCTTGTGTTTCTTTTTTTCTGCGTTCTGCTTGCTTATCATAAAGTCTTTGTGCTTGTGCTGCCTTTGCTGCTGCACCTTCTCTATTACCAGCAACAGCCAACTTACCACGCTTGACATCTGCTGCCTTGGATGCTGCAAGAGCAAGATCAGCAGAGATTTCATCAATCTGTTCTACTTCTTCTTTCTTCACATCTTGACCAGGCTCATACCAGTTACCATCACCATCACTATCTTGCCAACGGGGTGCCTTTGTTCTTGTTTTCTTATCTTTCTTTACACCCTCTTTCATTAAATCATTTGCTTTTGGATTAATGAGCACTGAAGTCTTTCCTACAGGCTTTTTCTTTGTGGGATCTTGATCTTCCTCATCAATAGTATCAAGAACATTTACTTCTACTTTTTCTGTACGAGTGACACCCAAGGCATCACCTTTCTTTACCATTCTCTTTCCATCTTTACCGACAACTACATATTCACCACTTGATCTCTTATTGATAACAAGAACTTGTACACCATTAACATCCATTACTCTACCGATGTTACGATCTTTCTGTCTGTTCTTTTGAATATTTGTTTTGTCTACAGGGAATCCACCAACACCTTCAGTTAGGGGTTCTGCATAGTCAGAAGCATTTGAAAATACATCCCAAAATTCTCTTGCACCTTCTCTTAAGTGATTAGTATGCAGTTGCTTATCAATCAGGGAAAACATTTCTTCTTCTGATTTAGATTCTGACAGTGCCAGTTCTACTGTTCGTTGAATCTTTGCGACCTCATCGGGTAAGTAATCAATCATTCGACTACTTAGTTCGAGCATCATAGACATAATAGTGTACTCCTTGAAGTTATCTTTTCTGATATTATTTATCTAGAACGGTTTCTTTGTGGTAAACCAACAATTCTAGCATCACTTAATTTTGATTTCACTTTAGCTAGAGCTTCTCTTTGAGTTCTAGCAGAAACGGAATCCTGATAATATTTACCAGGTCCAATCTTATTAAGAGTATATTTAACTGTCCAAATTGCAGAATTAGTTCCATCTGCAGTGAAATCAGAAAATTTCTTAATAGGTTGTCCAGGTGTTAGTTTTTGTACTGCAATTCTATATGCATCAGTACCAACTTCCCACTGGGTTTTAGGATCTGCACCTTCCATTAAAGATGTTAACCATCCACGATAAGTATTATCATTTTCATCAACATAGATAACATAATTTGTTCCTCTATGAATAACCTTTCCTGAGATCCCCGTATCTAAATGTTCTACGATAGATCCTATTTTAAAAATATTTCCAGAAATATAGTTATCACGAAGACCCACTCTATCAAGTTTTGGTGCAATTTCCCAAAGACTAAACTCTTCTTTTGTGTTTTTCTTTTTAGCTTTATCTGCTGCAGACATTCTAGATTGAACAGTCTGCATCAGACTCTTTGACATCTCAGGATCAACATGTACTGGAACACCACTGTGAAACAGTTGATGATCATTAGATTGAGCATGTTTTCTCATCTTAGATGCAGACATACCTTCTACACCACCATCTTCATGGTCATGTCTTTCACCAGCCGATGATACTTTAATCTTACCAAAGTTATACATCTCAGATCCATTATACTTGTTAGCAAGATGCTCAAATTCTTTTACTCTATCTGCACCTACAACAATGTGTACGTTCTTATATCCTTCTTTATGAGCACCACCTAAAACATCAAATACATTTCTTGCAGACGAATGAATGTTATCAGCATGATCTGGGAAGAAATGCTTCATATAATTCATCTTCTCCTCTGGATGTAGAGGATTCTTTTTGGGATCTTGAGACTGACTAGCATAAATTCTATAGTGTCCACCATTTGCTCTCTGATGTACACTATTAATTAGTTTCTCATGCCCAATATGAGGTGGATTAAATCTACCAAATGTAAAGGTCAACGTATCATTTGTATCCTTCGGTTGTGAAGGTTGTTTCGATGCTGCTGCCTCTGCTAGAAAGTTTTTAAAATTTTTCATTTACCTAATTTCTGCTTCGCAATGTATTCTAATCCAGATTTTTTCATCCTTTTATATTTATCTTTTAATGCTTTGGTTTTACTTAGAGATATTTTACTATCCATTACAATAGAATAATATGCTACGGCAACTTTAATATCTTTCTGCTTAAGAAAAATATTCATTGCTTGTTCCAAGTCTGTATCTAATTTCATATAAGGAATGGATTTGCTTTCTTTGATCCTGGTCTGAGTGAGAACCTACTCGTTGGCATACTGTCAATTTTAATTTCGGCTTGAACTTCATAGAAGTCGGATCGAGTAGCAACTCGAACCTTGAAGTCTCCGTTACCCGATAACAAGGGTACTCTAGCACCAAAACCAAAAGGATCTGCTGAAGAAATTCTGTAGAAATCATCCCCTGCCTGCATGTAGTATGCGGGTGCCTTTTTGCCTTTAGTATAATGCTCAGTCACAATCGAGCCGAGATCCATATTTTCACTATTAGCAATGTAACGATTAACTCTTGGTTGATTAAAATACATTTTCATAACAGCTAAAGGTACAGCACCTGGTCTTTTAAGACCACCTTTAGTTGTTGGAATGATGAGATCTTTAAATGGTATTCCAGAAAACGCAGCTATATCTTCTAAAAACTTTTTAGTTTTAGAATCACTATTTAAAATCTTAACAGCAGCTGCAGCAGAAGGTGTCTTATATGTTGTTTGCCAAGTGCCGTTCTCATAGTACACTCTAGGATTTGAAAGATTATCTTTATGATTCATTTTCACTTCCAACCAATGAGTCTTACTCTTGAATGTAACCTTTACATCTGCATAAGCAGTATCTCCTGGAGGACGTTCAGCCTTAACTCCAGGAATAGCATTTATATTATTTGCAACGTCCTTTTCATATTTGTCTGATGCTGCACTCATAGTTGTATTCCTAAAAAGAATCCTCTCATTTATATTTATGAGAGGATTTAACTTATTACCAGAGGTCATTATCTAGTGGATTATCTGCTTTCTTTTCATATTTCCTGAGTCGTTTAAGATCTTTCATCATATCTTTAATTTGCTGATATGCATCTTCAGCAGATAGTCTACCTGCAACTTCGAATCCAACAATCAACTCAACCTTGTCACCGAAACGGGCAAGTGCCCGTTCAAACTCAGTCAAATTTTCATACATCATTATAGGTCACCCTGCTCACGATTTTCAGACTTGTTAACATCAAAACCACCAGAAGGATATCTACGAGCAAGTTTCATAGTATTCTTCCAGATAACATCATCCATACCAACATCAAGTGCCATACATGCTTGTGCAACATACCACATGATATCACCAAGTTCAATAATTAGGTGCTCTTTATTTTCTGTATTGAATGGTTTACCTTGGAAATTAATCTTCTTAACAATCTCCATGAACTCACCACCCTCAGCACAGATACCAATAGCAGCAGTGGTAAGACGACTAATATCACAACCAGCCCCTTGAATTTCATTGATGCGAGTAACCCAAGCATCAGTATCTTTAGTTGCATTACTAGTCATGCCGTCAACAAACTCAAAGTATTTGGGGAAATCAACTTCGAGACGCATGTTATCTTTGCGAGCAGTCTTCATTTTCTCAACTGCTTCCTTTGCTTCCTCTACAGTATAAGTAGCATTAGTTTCAGCACCTGCTGCAACTTCCTTTACTCGTTGTTCATATTGCTCACGGTAGTTATCAAAATTAAATGCTTCATCAGTTTTGCTTTTTTTAGTTGCCATAAATTACCTCAAATTTTAAAAGTTGCGAAGACTTCTTTCTTTCCAAATTTCTTTGGATTATCTTCATCATCGTCATAATCCTGCCCAGAATCAATCAGATCATCTTGTGCTGATTGCTCGCAATCATACAACCTCATCTTTGCCCTGTCAATACCAATGATAAACCTTTTGTTCATTGTAGGATCATTATACCTGTTTTTGAGTTGTTTGACAAGTATCTGATTTACCTGTTCTAATTCCTCAGTACTAATAAGGGCAAACATGAGATCAGCAGTAGCAGGCAAGCCAAAGGACTCTGAAGTATCAGTAAGGTCAACATCAGTACTACCATAACCACTCCTAGTAGTTTGAGTAGCAGACATG